GCGCGCGATTCGTGGTGATGGTGCCTGCGCGGATCTCCTCGACCAGATCGCTATTCGCCGGGTCCCGTAGCAGGTTCACCTCGTAGAGCGGCTTACCCATCTTGACCGCAAGGCCACGCAGTTCCGATTGCAGAACGGTGTAGGCTTGCTCGAGCACCTTGGGGTCGCTCGAATGCACCGCGCGCATGTAGTTCACCATCTGCGCGAACTCATCGGGCGAGGCGCCGGTCGACTGGATCGCGGTGAACAGGCTGTTGTGCTGTTCGACCAATTGCTCCTGGCTCTTGACCGTATCGATCAGATACTTCATGCGCTCTGCGGTGCGCTTGTTGATGCCCTCGGGGATCGGATCGTTCAGGTGATCGGGTTTTTTCGCGGCGAGCGCTTCCTTGGCCTCGCGCTCAGCCTTCTGCTCCGGGGTTTCGGCCGCGAGCCTGGCCGCCTTTTGTTCGGGCGTTTCCTTGGCTAGCCGCGCGGTGTCTTCGGCTTCCTCGCGAGCGGCTTTCTCCTCTGGAGTCTCTGTCTTAAACGTGCCATCGGCGTTGCGGGGTCGCGTGTCGCCCTGGTTACGCTCGTCCTCTTTGGCTTGGATGCGCTTCGGCGGCTTCCCAGCACCGTCGATGGCTTCGGTGATGGCGTCGAGCGCGCTGGGTTTCGGCGTCTCGCGACTGCCGTCACCTTTATCAGAAACAGGCGGCGCTTCACTGCCCGGTTGTGACGTGGTATCGCCACTCTCGCCGGTAGTGCTTTGCGTCTCGCCGGTAGTGCTTTGCGTCTCGCCGGTAGTGCCTTCCGTTTCAAGTTCTGGATCCATGGTGGGTGCTCGTCCTCGTCATTTTGGTTGTTGAGTCTCCCCGCCTTGCGCGGGGGTCTTGGCCGCTGCGGGGAGCGGAGTGGGCATATGCGGATGTAAAGGGATCTCGCCATCAGCCACGTACTCGCCTGGGTGGTCCGGTGCGCCGGGCAGAATCGCCGGGGGTCCTCCGGCCCCACCCGCCGCGAGCATCGCCTCGGGCGGCAGGCCTGCGGCTTTGGCGCCGATCGCCGCGGCATCGAGCGCCGGCAAGACGCCTTTCAGTGACACGCTGACACTCGGCTGCGGGGGTGGCGGCGCCGGAGGCGGCGGTGGGGGTGGCGGCGGATCGCTTGAGATGAACTTCGAAACGTCCAGCCGGTCGTCCAGGCGCTTCAAGGTTTCCTGTAACAAGTTCTTGAGCGATGCGGCGAGCGGCGGATCGGTTTGCGACACCTGGCGGATCTGGATCATGAGCTTCTGTAGCAGCGGCAGGATCGTCGCCCAGTTCGCCTTGTCCGCCGCGAGGTTCGGCTTGCCCGAGGTGCCGGCCTCGATGTCGACCGACACCAGCGTCAGAAGATCCTGGATGTCCATGCCGTAGGGCCAGAAGGCAAGGGGACCGGCAAGCCGCTGCGCGCCCACGCCGTCGATCTCTTGGATGCCCGCTTCGGTGCAGTACCAAGCAAGATCCCTGAGCATGTCCTCAATATTGTCGCGGTCGGCCGACGTGCGCGACGCAAAGCCCGTCTGCTCGATCTGCGCCTCAGTGGCCGTCTTCGGCTGGCGCGACTGCATCGACTGTTGCAAGGCCTCTTGCACGCCGGAAAGCGACTCCATGTCGGCCTTAATCGCAGTCGGGTCCCACAGTCGCGTGTCGATCGTCGGCAGCGGCTTCGCCATGACCGCATTCTGAATCGGCAGGTTGATGTCGGTGAGCTGCAAGCCCACCATCTCGGCGATCACGCTCTCCTCGAGCTTCTTGGCATCCTCGGGGCTCACCATACCGCGATTGAAGATCAGCCCCGGGATGCTGCGCTCGCGCGTCAAGCGCTGATTCGAGCGGCACGCGCTGTACTCATCTTGCAGCTTGCGCAGGCGCCACGTGAGCGACTGCGGGTAGCGGTGACCGTCGACCTCGAAAAACCAAAGCCCGAAGTAGGGGTAGAATCGCGTCGTCGCCTGGGGCGGCGTGTACGGCTCTACGCACCAGCGATCAATACCGTCGCACACCGTCTTGATATTGGAATCTCGCCGGTCCCAGAACTCGATGATCTTGACGAACTGCGCAGGCTGCGCTCCGCCCATCTGCGACGTTGGCGCGTTGCGCGAGAACGTGCCGTCCGCCGCTTCGTCGCCGGTTGCCGCTTGGATCACATCGCTCTTTTCGGTGGCCGGCAGATTTTTCTGATAGTACGTCGTCGCGCGATCGGCATCCTCGTCGGTGAGGCGCGGGAAGCGCACACGGAGCGCCTTGCGCGGAATGTACATGTCTTCGGCGAGCCAGTCCGCGGCCTCGTAATCGGCGACCGTCGAGACGTCGAGCGAGAGTGTCAAATCCTCGGCGCGCACGAAGTCAGCGTCGAGTCCGTACTCTTTGCGTTTCAGGATGTTCGCGCGCAAGCCCGCGATCAGTTGCGCGAGTTCCGCCGTCTTGACATCGAGATCCTGTAGGTCGTCGTCCTCCGTGACTTCAGCCTTGATTGCGGCGATGCGCGCGAGCTGCGCCTCGGCGTCGTGCAGTTCCTTCTCGAGCGCCGGCTGCGGTCGTTTTTTCGACCACATCACGCATTTCATCCAGCCGATGCCCACCGAAAGGCTCGAACGCACCTGGCGCCGCACGGTTTTCTTAAGCTTCGCCATACGCCAGAGTTTCGAGATGATGATCTCGAGCGTCTCGGCAAAGTTGGTCGCATCGTCGGTCGGTTGTTGGCCCGTCTGCTCAGCCGCGTCGACGCTGACGTCGGGGTTCTGCGCGTAGAGAAACGACACAAGCACGTCGATGAAGGAGCCGATCAAGTTTGCATCCGATGCCCAGGACGGGTCGGCAAGCCCCGCCGCGTATTTACGATCCTGCGCGAAGCCCATGCGGGTAGGCTTGTCGAAACTGCGCGACTCGTCATATTCGCCCATCAATTTGCGGATGAGCTTGCGTTCGGTCTCTTTTTGCTTCTCATCCTCCTCTTTGGTCGAGGCGGCGTTGATGCCGTCGCTGACCGCGCCGAGAGCACCACCGTTCTCGCCTTCGTCGGACGTCGCACTCCCATCGCCAATGTCGCCGATGAGGTCGGCGCCTTCCCCGATCGCCATACGCTACCCTGCTTCGGCTATGCCTTTGCTGACCGCGCCCAGCGCCGAGGGCTTCGATGACTTACCCGAAGGCGCCCTCTTGACGCCGATCTTGCGAAGCTGAATGCCAACATTCGTGCCGCCGTTGTCCTGGCTCACCGAATGTACGTGACCTTCGCCCATGACGTGGAACACGTCCCCTACCTTGGGCGTCTCACCCATGCCGGCCTTGGCCATCGCGTCCTGGTCGAGATTGATGCGGTGCTCGTAGCTGTAGGGGTCGGGCGAGAGCTTGCCGACGTTGCCGGGTTTCAGCGACGCCTTGGATTTTGCCATGTTGCCGAGTTTGACCCCGGCGATCGTCGGCATTAAGGTGCGGCCGGTGCAGGGGCCGGGGTCACGACCGGCGTAGACGGTGTGCCAGGGGGCGTCAGCGGCGCGATCGGCCCGTCGTTCTTGAGTGCTTCACCGGTCGCCGCGGTAGTGCCGTACGTGTTCGACTCTACGGTTTCAGCCGTCGACGGTTCAGCGCCCGTCAAATGCGGCGGGGTGTGTTTCGGGTGGCCGATCAGACTCTCGAACTCATCGGCGACCTTCGCATCGAAGCCCTTGATCTTCTCCTCGATGTCCTTCAACCCGGCACGCAGACGATCCATGCGGGCCTTTTCCGACGCTACCGTGAATAGTCCCATGAGATCCCCCGAAGTTGGTGAGTCGAGACCGAATGGCCGGTAGTCTACCGGCCACTGGCAATTATCGTCAAATTGTGGCAGGTAGGTCGGCCGCCGTGACGATATACGGGTCGCTCATCAAGGCCGCGGCGTTCTTCTGCGATGCGATGGCGAACGGCCCGTTGAACAGGATCGCCGCCACGATGTTCGGCAACTGCTTGAGTCCATTGACGATCACCGTCATATCCTGCGTATTGTTGCCCGGACCCACCACCGTACCGTTCGAGGTGGTGCCCAAACCCACCTCGCTCGCGATCAGCGGAATGTTGAGCGCCGAGAGTGCCGCGTAGGCGCCGCCGTCGTTCGCTTTGGCCACGAACGGCGCGGCGTTCGAGGACGATCCGTTATCTGCGTACAAATCGATGCTCGCGACGTGGGCGTACGCGCTGCCCGGAAAATAGGCCGTGTAATTGCCGACATCCTGGTTGACGTTATAGACCCAGATCGCGTTCGAGCACTTCGGTGCGACTCGGTTGTAGACGATTTTCCACACCGCGATGAAGTCACTGGCATTCTGCGCCCCATACCAGTTCCAGTTGCCGTTGATCTCGATGAACGGGCGGAAGAAGTACGGCAGGCCTGCCGCCTCGAGCTTCTGCAACCACGGCAGAAGCGAGTTGTCGATCTGCGCCAAGAAGTTCACGTTCTGCGGTGAGCCCGCGACCGTGATCTGGTGAAAGTCGTTCGCATCGAGCGGTGAGGCGGTTGGCGCAGCGCCGCCGTTACCGATGGTCGGCATGTTCCAGTACGCCGACACGTGCAGAATCGTGCCTTGCGCCTGCAACTGCGCGGCGAGCTGCAGCGTCGCGGTCGGGTCCACCGCCCAGGAATTGGTCGCGAAGTTCGCGATCAGCGCGGCAATTGCCACCTGCTTACCCGTCGCGGTTTTGACCGCCGCAATCGGCGCGTTCGCGACCGTGACGTCGGTCAGCGGCTTATCCCAGATCGCTTCGGTCTGGCCGATCAGGCAGTGCTTCGTCGCGGCGGTTTTGAGCGACGCGAGATACGACATTAGCGCCGCGCGTTTGCTGATCGGTGTGGGTGTCGGTGTGGGCGCAGGCGTCGCGTTCGGCGTGAAGGTCGCGTTCGCGTGCAGTACCGACGTGATCGCCGAGGTGAGCGCAGTCGCATCGATCGTGAGCACGCCATTGGGTAAATTGACGGTGACGGTGGTATCGGTCATGAAAATCTCCGGTTACTTGTTTTGAACAATTTTCCACGCGGTCGCCGGACTTATGCCGAACCACTTGGCTATCTGAGTGTAAGAACAACCGCTTGCGCGAAGGTCGAGCACGCGATGGTGTCCGTGAAACATCGTAGGGTAGTGCTGCGTACCGTGCCGTGCAGCGTCAGCCATGTTCGCTTTTTGCGTATCCCACCTTAAATTGCTGACATGATTGTTAGTCGGGTTTCCGTCGTAGTGGCACGCATGCAGTCCTTTTGGTGGACCTACAAAGCCTCTAACACCAGTCGGTGAACCCATCGCTTCGTATGGCGCGATCCGCGATATAGCATCACGGACACGTACCCTTTATCGCTAGGGTTGAGCGCGATCATCTTCGACTGCCACGTATACCCTCGCGTGTCACGGCGCAACACGCTGCGGACACGGCCGTGAGACACCTCGTAGTAATCCTCGAATCCGAGTATCGGCAGCCAGAACTCATCGGTATCTGACACGGGGTTTTCCTTCATTCTCGTTGTAGGTCAGCCACGCCTCCGTGAAGGGCTTGATGCCGACCTTACGCTCAATCTTCGCCGCGGCCGGTGGATGGTACTGCTCCAGTCCGCGACCAAAGAGTCCGCAGACATCCGCCGCATCGTCGAAGCGCCCCGCAGGCAGCGCGAACAACTGCTCAAGCACCCGTTCGGTCCAGGGTGCGCGCCGCGGCCAGAGTACCTGACCCATCGACATGCGCGCACCGAAAGTGCCGGTCTTCGCGAGCTTATCCTGCATCGACGGCAGCGAACGCAAGTCATGGTATACACTGCGCCGGCCTTCGCGTCGCGCCCGGGCGTTGTAATCCCGCAGGCTGGTCGTGAAGGTGGGTCGCACCGCCTTGTCGATCACGCCGCCTTCGTTAAAACCCAGTTGGCTGTTGTGACGGATGACCATCGCGAGGTACTGCGCCATGACCTCGCCCGTGTCGGCCTGCTTATACCACCAGTCGATCAGGTAGAGGTTATCGTCGGAGTCGAGCGCGGCGACGCCGATCTCGGAAAAATCGTTTTTGCCGGCTGTCACGGCCCAGTCAGAACACATGATGCGCGGCGCGCGTTGCGCGCTCTCCGGTAGCTCATCGTAGTAGCGCACCATCTCGCGCGTGAACTTGCCCGACCCTTGCGGCGAGGGTCGCTGCTGATAGAGCGAGGTCCAGGTGCGCTGACGTTCCGGGCCAACCCCATTCTCGAACATTTGCCAATGCTTCGGGTCGTAGTATTCCGGCCAGATGTACTCACCGATCTTGCGTCCCAGCGGGTCGTCGTGATGCTCTGCCTTCGCCGGCATGTTAAGCACCTCCCAGTCGAGTCCGTCACGGCAGCGGATCATGCCCGACTGCCCCTTATAGTCGTGCGGAAGGATCTCGCCGGCCAAGTCCAGTTCGTGCCAACGGGTCTGGATCAGGATGAGCCACGCGCCGGGCAGGAGGCGGGTGAGCAAATCATCCTGATATGCGTCGAGCGTCTTTTTCCGCACCGCGGGTGAGTCCGCTTCTTCGCGGCCAGCAACCGGATCATCTATTATGCAGCCGTTCGCCCTGTTCCCAGTGATGCCTGCGGTAATACCCGCCGACAGCATTTCGGAGATGTCCTCATTGATCTGTAGCGTCCACTCGGGATCTGAATCCTTGATGATCTGCGGCGTGACCTCCCACAAGTCGCGGTACGCCCTCGAGAGTGCGATCTGTTTGGCGCGACGCGCCTGGCGATGCGCAAGCGAGGAGGCATAACTCGTTAAGATGATGCGCGAGCCGGGGAACTTGCCCATGACCCAGGGCGGCACGGTCACGCTGATCTTCGTCGACTTCGCCGTTCCGGGAGGCGCCATGATGAGTGCGCGGCCGT